AACATAAATTATTAGCTTGAACAAAAGACAAAGCAACTTACATCATTTACATTTGAAATGGATTGCAAATAAACTCATGACACGCAAAGTGATAAATATTTTGTATCAAATTGTAAATGACCAAAGTTAATGCGAAACTTTTTTATAGATCTTTTCAACATCATATTTGATTATGTCATCAATTGCTCTTTCTATTTCTGCATCATTTTCAGCATCAGATAGCTGATCAGATGTTCTTGCTATTCTGCCTAGCAAAGCACAAGTATTATGATTCATCGTAACATCGTACAGAAACCAAGAATCAAACTGATCAATTGGATCGTACGGGTTGTCGACTGTTGTAATTGCTGTTTTCATACAATCAATTGATCTCCTTTACAAATATTTGCTTACTGTAGAAGTAGAAATGCCAAGTCTTGCAGCAATTTCATCAAGAGAATAGTTACTTCCAGCCATTGATTTAATAAGAGCTTTCTTTCCACTACTTAACTCTCTGTTGGTTCGTGGTGTGGCAAGCTCTCTAACTCTGTCTGGATCAGCTTTGGTAAGTATCTGCTTCAATTTAGTTTCTGATATGGCGCCGGCTTGTATGGCATCCCACTCTTTATCAGTAATGTTAATACGTGATTCCTTACCAGATGCTCCAACTTTGTACCGGGCATTTGATAGGGCTACCTGCTTAGCCTTTTTAAGCTCCTTCTTGGTCATATCTGGATTAGCAAGCTGTTTCGCTTTGACTTCGGATGCCGCTATCAACTGGGCTTTACGCTCTTTAGGGGCATTCAGCATGGCTATATTAAGCTTAGCCAGGAGATCTGATACCTCTTTTTGATATACTTGCCGAGCTGAACTGCTATATTCAATTTTGCCGGCTGATAATATCTCCTTACGGGCCTGGTTACCCATAGCCTTCATGGTGTTAGCGTAGTCAGCGTATACTTCTTCCTTTGGGTTCCCAGAGGATAAAATATGAGCATCCTTAGCCTCTGCCATTCTGGTGGATTCTTGCTCTCTGATACGAGTTTTACCAGTCTTCTTATCTACAAAAGTTTCAGTAACCTCTTTATATTTAAGTTCACCGGTCTCAGGATCAATTTTGGGAGTGCCGACTCGTTTAAGAACCATCTGTTTTGATTTGGCTCTCGATAATAAGGTTCCAGCACCCTCGTGATATGTTCCGTCAGGTTCAGTTACACCCTGATATTTCTTTTTAAGACTTGCAATTGCATTGTCAGCATAGCTAGACTTATAATCCAACTTATGTTTTTCTGCATCAATAACAACCATCGAGTGCTTAACGGCTCTTGCCAGCTCGTCTTCAGTAGCTCCTTTGAGAGTCATATCAGTAATAAGATTTGAAATAATACCCATTTCAGTCTGGGTGTTCTTCATAATCTTATATTCTGCACCATTACGGTAATAATGTTTATTACCTTTACTATCAGTAGTTACTTTATCACTACCATATGTATCTTTAGGTTCGAATCCTTCGAGATCTTTAAGTGGTGGCTTGTGAGAGATTTTAATCTTACTGTTTTCGGAGTTACATGGAATAACCATGACCGTGTCGCCATCAAAATCTGCTCCAGATAATATACCAGCTGTACGAGAACTGATACCGATTGCATCTTTTGCTGCTGTACCAATAACATCTTGTCCTTCTTTAATCTTGTTGTTAACTTTAAGAATAGGAATTTCGAATGTTCCGCCATGAGGGAATCGTACAAGGGCTACAGTTTCACCATTTTTATATCCTGGCGCATAAACCTCTTTATCAGATATTGAAGTAAGAGGCAAAATAACGTGATATTTCTGTCTTGGAAGAGCTGCAGCATCCAAATGTACTGCAACCGAATCGCAATCATTCGCAAATGACTCTAGCAAATTCTTTTTAACAGTAGGATTCGTCAATGCCATAATATCATCGAATTCCGACTGCTTATCGGCTATCGCCATCTTCGTTTGCTGTTTAATAAGACCGATATTTTGTTTACCAAGGAACTGTGATGACAGTTTATCTGTCCAATCAGCCCAGTCGCCTTCTTCGCGTGTCTTATTAATTAAAGACTGATGAGTTTTACCGTCCGAACCGATATATTCGCTCTGTCCTTTAGCTTTAATCAAAGCACCGAAAGGATTATCTTGATCAATATTTCCATCTTTGTCGCGCTTAACTTCTTTGAGAACATCTCTCATTGATTTGTCTTGGGACTTGTTAGTGTTAAATAAAACATCAACACCTTTTGGAAGATTGTCAGAATATACTGCCATACCTTTCAAATATCGATCGCCATCAACCAAGATTCGTACCTGTGCATAATGACTTTCGCCGAGATCAAGGTCTTTTACACCTCTTCGAAGCTCAATGACTCCGTCTTTATTAGTTCCCCCATCTTCAGCATATCTAATTGCCAATCTCTTTGGGTCCATGCTGACTGGAAACTTAGTTTTAGAAAATGTCTCACCATTATCTCTGGAAGTGTATTCACTAACCGAATGAATATGTTCATAGTCAAAAGGTGCACTCTTTGGAGTTCCTTCTGGTCCGACAATTCGTAAGTTGGTTTTCTTTCCAGGATTGGTTGCCTGTGGTACAGATCCTTTCCATACCTGGTAACCTTCTTGTTGCATGATATAAAGAGCTTCGTTCAGTTTCTCTTTAGAAACCCCAAGCTCTCTTTCAACACCGACCCCAACATCTAATACAGCTTTAGGATCGTCTTTAAGTTTTTCTTTCAAGCATTGCTTTAATGTATCAGCTGTCTTTTTTGATTTGTTCATCTTGGAAGCAGATTGGTCATTCAGCAAGGATCGTACTGACGAATCATTCTTAAATCCCATAGCTTTAGCAATCTCATTCAAAGATTTACCGTCTGCTCTCATGGATTTAGCAGTCTGAACGTCATATGTTCTTTTCTCGTCTTTAGCCAAAGCGTACTGTACTCGAAGCTCTTTGGTGTTAGACAATCCCATAATTTTAGCAATTGCTCTTTCTCCTGTAAGAATCTCACCAGTGGATTCGTCAACTGCTGTGGCATTAGATTTCTTAAGACTCTGAACTCTCGCCATGAAATCCGCTGAATGCTGATATGGATTATCACCAGATCCCCATGGATATCGCCCTGATCTTCTTGGCATACCATAATGAGTTAGATTGTCTTCGTCATAAAAGTCATCTTCGCTCATTGTATAAAAATCATAAACTTCGTCTAACGGCGGGTTTTCTTCATACATTTCTTAATCCTCCATCAAAATATCATTTATCAACTGATTAGCATTCTTATATTGATCCATTATTAACTGAACATCATTAGGATCAGGATTGTGATACAGTACTTCACCAGACTGATAAATGCGAAGCTCCATTTCAAGGTCAACTGGTTTGTAGTTATAATTCAAACAAAATAAAGCAGCGTAGTTTTCAAGTTGAAACATCTTTGCCGGAGTGTCACCAGTCTTCAAATCATGAATTCGTAACATTCCGGTTCGTTCCACGGAATCCAAAGAAGAAATAGTATCTGCAGTGCCAAAGCATAAGTTCGACAAATATAAAATTTGTTCGGGAACCATGCGGTGCTTAATACCATCGTTCACATAGGTCATCAAATTATGATACTTGGCATCAAAATCGATGGCTCTTTCTATAACAGCTAATGGGATTTTGTAAGTATCAATTAATGATAGCAATACTTCGGATTTGGAATATCGGGTCAACTTAATTCTATTTTTGATATGAGCTCTAGCAATATCATGCAGAGCGGTTCCTATTTCTGGAATATACTTTCTAGCCCAGTATCGAATAATGTCTTTATCCGTTTTATCGATAAGACATACTGAACTGGGTGAAAACAATGCATGTTTACCTACAAGGTTCAAATACTTCTCGTAGTTCATTTAAAACTTCCTCCTTGTTCTCAGGATATACAAATCGTGAGAATGACATATTGTTCATTTTATCTACGTAATATTCCTGATTAGGTCTTCTACTTGCATTGCGATTTCTCTTACATTCCAGGGAGGCCCATTTGTCACGATATAGAACCAGGAGATCTGGAATACCCTGAGTGTCGGTCGGGTCAGCCTTCAAAACAATGCAACCGTTAAACATTGCTCTTAGATCTTTTTTCAATTCTGCTTGAAAATTATTTTCTAATCGCGACATCGTGTTACCTCCCTTCTGAAATGTACTGGAGAAAATTATTATGAGTAAACGAAAAGAGAAAGTGTAAGTATGGGAAATGCCCATATTACCTCTCTCTTCATAAAAGCCCATGTATTTTTCGCGTGCAAAATAAAAGACCCATAATCGGGTCTATGAAAAATTATTTCATACGATTGTCATTAAAATCATAATATGGTATTAGATCATTAAGTTCACATTTAAGTGCCTTAGCAATCAACATTATAGATATGATATTGGGAATGCTGTCACCGTTACAATATCTGCTTATAGCGCATTCGGTAAGTCCAGTCTCCTCTGCAACATCTTTCTGGCAATGTCCAGCATCACCAATTGCCTTTATGAGTTTTCTTGGAAAGAACTCTCTTGCTAATTTCTTAAGACGCTCATTATCGTCTGCCGTAGACACATTTAAACGCATTATTGAATTCGAGAAATAGTTATACCGGAATATACCGCCATCTTTAAAAGTAATATCAATTGAGTTTCTGCCATACGGTGTCCATTCGGCAATACTGCTTTCGTCACCTAAAAGATGCATCTGTACATAAGTATC